AGGCGCATTAGTACCAATCCCCAATCTACCATTCGCATTATCCCAAAACAGATTATTACTTCCACTCTGCGCACTCGTTCCTGTCCAATACGCCACCTGCCCACTCGCACCGCTGCCCGTAACACTACCGACTGTGAATGTGCGATTGGCTGATAAATCGAATGTGACACCATTAATCGTGAGTGTCGTAGCGGCATTCGCAGGGGTGTAGCCTAATGCAGTTGCGATGGATTTATTCTCCCAAAGTGAATTGGTGCTATTGTAGAATAAGCCATCATTGTTAGATGGTGTTTGTGCAGCCACGTCATGCAGCTCATCCATCTCGTAGCCGTTCTGTATACGAACCTCAATCCTACCTTGGTTAACGTGCTGCCTTGTTACTACACCGATATAAACCAAATGGCTTGGTGCATACTGCTTAGTGCTTGTATATGCCCCTGCCGTTGTTGCACTTAAATACAACTGCACACCTTCAGCAAACGCAGATGTATCCAAACCATCCAAATCACCAAACGCTACTAAATACCCGTTTGAATTATTCGGTATATCTGCTTGAATTAATCCGAATGTCTGCGCAGATGTCGCATCACTTGTTGCTATTGCCTTCGCAACAGTTGGCTTATTGCCACTCGCACCATTTATGTAAACAACAGTCCCTTTTGTAAGTGTCGCACCCGTAACATTCCTAACCTCACGAACAAGAGTACCTGCTTGTCCCGTAATTGGAAACGCTACCAAAGACCCATCACCTGCAATGTATTGTGTAGTGTCTCCCGTTGGGTCATCGAACTTACCATCCAATGCAGTCTGGAGGTCAGTCTGATCCGAAAGCGTTCCTGTAATCCCACCCCAAACCGCTGCACCGCCACTTCCTCCGCCACTATATGAAACATTTATATAAACAGGCGAAACATCCTGCGTTACATAAACATCTGTTACATTATATGTTACTTTTATGGTCATTACGATGTTATTTGGTCTTCAACGATTACAAAACCAGTCATATAAGTATAAACTCCCGTTCCCGTAGTTACTTGCAAATCATAGGCATACTCACCAACGGCATAGGTAGCGGTAGTTACCGCACTAAGTGTCACAATCCGCTGATTAGTTGTTGCCCCTTGTACAAAGATTGCATTATCCCAAGTCCATTGAGTAACTCCTGCGGAATTCTTAGCCATGAGTTTAAAAGTCCATGTACTCACGTTGATAGGTGTTGTTTCGCAGGGTTCTTCATAAAATGACAAGTCCATGCTCCACGTGTCACCCTTACGAATTGTTTTTAAATTATGTTCTGACATATTTTATATTGTTATATATGCTGCCACTACTGAAACGCCATTCAAAGCAGTTCCAAGTGTAATTACTGGCCCTGCGCTGACAGTATAGTTGTAATACCATTTGCCACCATACCCAACCGCCACAAGTTTATGTGTTGAAGTTGAACGACCCGTAATCGTTCCCGATGCCACAGTATAGGTATCAACAACAGTCAACTCAGTAAACCCACCCGTTACTTGGAGTGAATAGTTATACTGTGCGAAATTATTGACCGTGGAATCATAAGAAACCTCAGTCACATAGCATTGAAACTGATAAACCCGATAGTTATTCTGTGGGTCAATAATGTCAAGATAGGCAGTGTATTTCGTGTCAACTGTTGTTAATAAGTCCTCAAAGAAATCAATTCCGTGTTGAGTCGTACCCACAATCTTAACAAGTCCTGACCCCGTTATTGTTGATGCTCTCTTGCCAGGAATAAATTGCCTATGTGTGTTATTAGTCTTCGGAGCAAGTTCAAGCATATCACGTTGAATGGTCATAGATGCGTTTTTCGCACACGCAAGAGGGTAGATGTTACTACCCACTGTGTACGCTATGACTAAACCTTCTGCTTTAACTGGATCTGCCATTATTGATATAAATAATTATCTGTATATGTGTCGAAAGTATAAGCAGTTCCTGGTGTGTTAATCTTCATATCTCCTCCTCCAATTGTCACCGATGAATGACCAGTAATCACAACAGTGAAAGTATTATTTGTTGCTATTGTCTGCGTTCCTACGGATAAGTCAAAAGTAAATGGCTGATTAGCCACGTAAACAGGATAATTAATAGTCCGTATTGCAGTACCTGATTTTCGCAATTCAAAGGTAACATTTTTAGGATAAGTACTACACGAAACATTTCCAAAAATACCAACTGTGACTGGTGTTGTTAATGTTGTAGCTGCATCATACCTTGCCGTATTGCTTGACTGAATGCTAAAACCACCTGAGGTAACCAATGTGAGCGGAGCGGTAAGCGGTGATGTAGTATAAGTCCCAAGAGTGAAATCAGCTTCAAATGTCTGTGTAGTTGGTAAGTCTTTTGTCTGATCCCAAACCTCAACAAGCGTTCCTGACCATGTATTATTAACAAGGTCAATCTCACTAATATTCGCAGGGTAGTACACCTTATTCACATCATCATCCATAAACCGATATGTATTTTTAAATGACATCATTTCAAACCCGCTGCCAGTATCCCATGATATCCCATAAAGATTAACATCAATTTTGTTACGATTGAATCGGTTATGCTCCCATTGAGCGGTAGCATTTTGCCTACGGAATCCGTATGATTCACCTGCAAAACGATATCTGTACCAATCCGCATCGGTTAGGGTTGTTTGGTCACTTTGAAATATTGCACCTTTATGCAATGCTGAAAAATGGTCATCAAGATAAATTTCTTCTTTATATGAATTATTTATCGTTGTTGATTTTTTAAAATATGAGTTTATACCTAATATTTTACGAATATCCTGCCCAGATTCAAATGAGGATAGATACTCAAACTCCATATTTTTATAATAAACAATATTGGCAGTTGAAAATGTTTGTGACCCTAAGTAAACTGTTACATTACCTGCAACTGGTAAAATGTTTGATTCAACTTGTATGGTGTTCCAAGTTGTCATATCAACATTTGATGATGAAGAAATATCTAATCTTATATAACTTGCACTTGCAGCAAAAAGAGACAATGCAAGAATCCACTCCCCTTCTTCATTAAGACAATAATAAAAAGAACCAGATTGTAAAATTACCCACGCAACTGGTATGCTATTATTTGTTATAGTGTTTGCCCATTTTATATCTGTGGTAAACTTTATAATACCTAATGATGGAACTGCAACCGATTGTGATTTCACAAATTGATAATCATTTGCAGGTGTTGCCAAATCCAAGAAAATATAACGCTCAAGCAAACCACCACCTAAAGATGAGTTATAAATCTCCCTTGCTGCGAATGTTCCTGTTCCTGCCGTTGTAGAATCAAGTCCACCTCTTAAAAATGTCCAAGAATCTACATTGTATGTTTTTGTTGTTGCACTTGATGATGTCAATGCTCCCCTTGCAAATGTTTCATTTTGTAGCATTTCATCAAACCCATTATAGTAAAAATCAACCTCATCGAACTTTGTTGCCCTATTGAGACTTCTCAGCATCTCAGGCATAATAGGTTGCATATCCCTACCTACCCCTATTTCTATGTCATATCGTGTAAGTATCTCAAATTGATTTACACTTGTGACATTTGCAACCCTTAGATTATTATTATATGAGGTATAAAGTTCTTCAGGTCTAAATAACCACATTTGACCATCAAAAAAGATAGATTGACCGAATGCAGCACATATTTTTTCTATTACAGTATAGCAGTCATCATAAACAGTAGCTTCTTGCTGAAATGTTTTCGCATCAATATAGCATTGATTAAGTGGATGCCTACCAGCAGTATCAACCATACTATCGTGAAAGAGATTATTAAGAACATAATAATCAGCCGTAACACCAGTCGTGAGAGTTGATAAAGCATTTTCAATAAATTGAAGTGGTGTATATTTCCCGATTGGCTCTGCTCCTGCTACTGCAAATGGGATTGTTTTTAATAACCCAAAACCCTCCGCTGCACGTACGATAAGATAATGATTACCATCATCCCATACCTCCTCTATATCATCCTGCAAAATATAGCCATACCAAGTGCTATTTGAATAATAACCATTATAATGAACAATTACTTGTATGTCAGTATCATTATTTGCAATGAAAGTGTCGATTGTTACTCCATTGACATTTGTCATTATCTGTAACTCACATAGTAACGCTCTTATCGGCTTGAATATATCCTCATCGGTATTGTACTCACGGAAAACAACAGGTCGCACACCTGCCTCTAATTGAACCACAGAACCCGTTGCACCTTCAATTCTAAAGTCAACAATGACATCTTTATTGTCAACTGTCTTAAATGCCATTTGATATTTTAGTGCTTTAGCCAACTCTGTTAATTTGTGCGTTTGTTCTGTTAAGTGATCCTACTAAATCCTGACCTCTCAATACTACGTTAACTGCTCCATTCATAGCCATTCCTCCACTCGTTACACCTCCGAAATTGGGATTAGCAACACCTGCAAATGACCCTTGGAATGCAAGTGATGTATTTACACTATTGATTGCGTTTTGTAACCCATTAGCTATACCTTCGAAATCGAAAGCGTTTTTAAATGTGTTGGCTTCGAATTTAAATCCGAATGCAGAACCAATGCCTTTTAATACTTCTTTAAATCCATTAGCTGCACCACCTTTTGCTGCACCAAAACCACCCGAAATCAAAACACCTATAATCTGTATTATACCCGTTGCAATTATTTTAGCAACTAATTGTTTTAATGCACTTGTAATGGCTTTACCAAATTCTTGCATTGAGTTCTTAGCCCCAGATATAAGTCCTTCAAATAACTGTGATAATGGATTAAAGAATGTATCAGTAATAAGTTGCGTAGTCGCTTGTAAATTAGCAGCCTCTTTAAGTTTTGCAAATTCTGCTTGTGCAAGTTTTATATTTTCTAACAAACCCAATGGGTTAACCCCAGGGAAAACTAAAGGGACTTGGATTGCTCCTGCCGTTCTTTCTACTTCCTTTTGAGTTTCTTGTATACGTTTTTTAAGTATCTCAGAAGTATCAATATTTCCTCTACGCTGAAAATCAAGGTCAAGTTGAGCAGTTACCCTTATTGTTCTTTCTTGCCTTAATTTCTCAAGAGCCTTTTCATCAGCTTTGCTTTTCTTTGCGATTGCAATAGCCTCTCTCTCTAATTGCTTTGTTCTTCTTTCACCCTCTAATTTAGCCTCATTAGTTTTACGTGTACTTTCTGCTAATGTATCATTTTGCTCTTTAAAAATACCATTAATCTGTGCAACACGAGGAGTTATCTTATCAAGCTGACCAAGAAACTCATTTTCAACAACAGTTAATTTACTTATTTCTTTTTGTGCAGATATTAATGCACTATTCGCTGCTGCAATTGCAGTAGCTGACCCTTGAATGGCTTGTGGTGCTTGACCAGATGCTTTTGATACTGCATTATATTCAGCCGTAAAATTTGCTAAATCTTTTGTTGCCTTAGTTTCCTTATTCCTTGCAAGTGCTAAAGCCTCTGCATTAGTTGATGCAGCAGATTTTATTCCTGCCTCTTGTATCTGCAATCTTACTAATTCAGCACGTAATAAAACGTTTTGTGAAATTAGTCTGTTTGATTCATCAGTACCTAAGTTCTCTTCACTTATGCCAGAAACGACATCTGGTGAAATTCTTTTAAGTTCCTCGTAATAAGCTATCTGATCTTTACGAGCAGTCTTACCATCAAGTAAAGATTGAGTTAATATTTTGACTTTCGCATCCTCAACAACGGATGCCCCTGCTGCCTTAGTTGACTCCTTTACAAATTGTAGTTGTGCCTCAACAAGTGCTGCGTTTTCTGCCGTTAATACCTTTATTGCGTTCCCTAAAGAACCATATTTCTGTATTACACCAGTAACTACGGAAACAACTGCACCAAACGCAAACGCTGCACCTGCAGGGCCAATTAATGCACCTGATAAATTCTTTAATGCTCCACCTATACCACCACTTGTTTTACTTAATGCAGAGAATTGGTCAATCAGAATTGGTAAGTTATTCTGAATTGCTATGAACCCAAATGGTAAATCCCTTACAACACCTGACAACCCTGTGAGCGTGTTTTGCGCTTTCTGAGCAGCAGGAGGGATATCTTTTAAATCATTACCTAATCCAGGTTTTATTTCAGGTATACCAACTTTACCTAAATTCTTGAGAGATTTCTCAAGTTCATTAACGTATTTGTTGGCATTGATAAGGTCATCACCAAGAGCCGTTTTTGTGACTTTTCTCGCCTCTTTGAGTTCCTTTTCAACTTCAGCAATAGACTTGGTAAATGATGAGACATCCGCACCAAGCCGAAATATAAAGTCTTCATTCATTTTACCAAACGTTTAAATATTTCCCGATAATCTTCATCGGACATCCCTTTGACCTCATCACCTGGTAATTCCCACAATGCTTCTGGTGATTTAGGTGAAGATTTCGGATCACCATGCAAACGAACCATCGTAAACATTAATAGCCTCGTTTGCCGATAAGCATCAACCTTCTTTTCCTGATGTCCTTTGAGCATTAGTGAAAAATGCCGTGGTGACATCTTGTAAAACTCATTAGGCAAAAGCATCATTTCACCGAAGGCGTAGGCTTCAATTTCTTCGAAGGTGAAATCTTTTTTTTTGCTTCAGGCTCGTTCACTTGCTTGATGAACTCGTTTTTAGTCCATATCTCCAATGCGTTTCTTATTTCAATCATTGCCTCTTCATTACGCAAATTGGATTCGATATAGTCAACGAAATCGGAGAAAGTCAACTCAGGCTCTGCATCCTTTACGATGCAGTTATTCCAATAACCCGAATAAAGTATATGTGCTATTCCGATTTCATTGAGTTCATCACCTTTGTGAGTCTTGCCTTCTACAAGTTTCCCATCACCTAAGTAACGAAATGATGCCATGCCGAATTTAATACCAGTCTTAGTGCCGTTGATAGTTATAGTGCAGTAGTTCATAATTAAGCAATTACATCAAGAGTACCTGAAGATTGAATAGTTCCGCTGAAATTTACAAACTCGGTAGTAGACTGATTCAAAGTGAGGTCAGTAATATAACCACTAAATTGATGGTAGTAAACTGTTCCTACTGAAGAACCTGTGATAGTTGGATTCTGAACCCTTACCGCTACGATAGTTTTATTAACCATTGCAGTCAGAAGGTCTTCGTAAGATACTTGAGCAATAGTTGGGGCAGCCTCGCAGATAGCATCAAAATCAACAGTCATCTGAGGCTCTGAAGGTGAAGTCAAAACTCCGCAATTGGTTTGCTCAACTGTTGCATCCATTGTTGTGTTAACTGAACCAGTACGAAGACATACAAGATTCTTGTATGAACTTCCACCTGCTACATCTATTTCGATGTTTTGTAATGAACCTAATACTTGTGGCATTTTATTCTATTTTTGATTTACTAAATTACTAATTGTTATTATCTTACGAGCAACAAAATTATCTCCGTTCTGTAACGGCAAATAGCTTGATGAAGTCCTTGCCGTTGGATATACTACGAAATCCGTATCACTAAACCCATCAACCGCAGTATCAGGAATTAATATTGTTAATATTTGTGATGCTATATTATCCACCACTCCGTTATCATACACTCGGTATTGTTCGCTGAATATGTCAATTACAACATCAACAAAGTTCCCAAAATACTGATTGTTATTATTCGCTGATTCGGTAATTGAGGATATTACTACATAGTTTTTAGGAGTAGTACGAAATGGTGTTTGTCCATAAACGGGAACATCTTGCCCATTGTAGGACAAGTTGCCATTTAAGGCATTGACATATATTACACGTATGCTATTTGAAGTATCTTTCATTTATTATATTTCAATACCTCTATTACTCTTTTTTTAAACTCAGGCCAGTATTTCAAGATTGATGGTCTCATAAATGGTCGTGGCATCATGTTTACCTTTCTTAGTCCTTTCCCCTTGAATTTGGCAGCAATTGCATCCCATTCCTTATATTCAGGTATCTGATAATTATCGCCCGTGCCGAATTCAATATAAGCTGCGTAATTAGTTTGAGCCACAAGTTCATAATTCATGAACTCTTTTTTTCTAAGTGAGATTGAACCTTTTAGCCTTCCTGTATCAACTACTACTATATTCTTGGCGTTCCTTGCCATTTGCTCACCATACCCTGCAAGTTCCAAGTCAATCTCAATAGCAGCATCATCAACTTTATTCTTATACTTTTTAAGAATATTGTTAATTGCTCTATCTGAAACCTCTATGTTAAATCCTTTAGCCATTATATAACTACTTGCCTATATTGGTGATAATTCAACCCTTCCCATGAAGGATATTGCGAAACAGATTGCCTTGGATCAGCATTCATCTTCTTGCCCCTATTTTCGTACATCCACGAAACAAGCGTTAAAATGTCATTCCTCAAATCATTTGGAAGTGTACCATATCCTGCCTGATATGTGACAGTATAGGTACCTGGGATGTACAACCATAATTTACCGCCTATCACCTCATAGTCATCATTCACAGTCAAAGCCTCATTGTCATTGATACCCTCTTTCATTGTCACGCTATTAACGCAGACCAAAGGAGAATAAGGCAAATCAATTATCCATACTTTAGGATTCTGACCAGTGCATTCAACATTGGCTTGAATCAACTTATTTGCAAATGACCTCCCCGTTAATTTCTCAAGATGTTGCCTCGCAGCGGAAATCAGATTATCAATTAAAGTATCATCAGATGTGTAGTCAATTCTCATCCAATTCTTAGCATCAGTCCTGCTCACAGGCTCTGCAACGGCATCGGCTTGAATAACTACGCTATTTATGTATACCATTCGTATGCTTTTTCTTTGAACCAAGTTGAGAATTGACTAAGTGCTTCTCTCGGATCGTGTTCTCTGCTTCTTGCTTTTGCTTTTCTTGATGCTCCTTGATAGGCTTTTTCTTCATCAAGTTCAGTAATTCTTCTGACCCATTCCTTAACATCGGTTCTGTTTTTAATGTAAATACCTGCTTTACCGCAGTTTTCCTTTAAACCATCTGCCTCAGTACAAATCACAGGAATACCGCTTGACATTGCCTCCGTTGCCGTTCTTCCCCATGATTCATAGTTTGATGGCATAAGTAAAATACGAGTCTGTTTGTAAGTCTCAAGTATGTTCGGATTATTTTTCACATATACCACATTTGGCAGATTTTCGGTTACTTGTTCATCGTATGAACCAAGAACACCTAAAAATCGTTTATGTGGCATCGCACGGGCAATATCTGCAAAGACCTTACCCCCTTTGTTCTCGTTTAAGTTAATTAGTGTAATGTAAGTATTCTTGGAAGTGTCAGTATTAGTATCGTAATAACGATAGTCGCAAGGAGGGGTTAATACAAAATTAGGGAAATTGTAGTTCAATAAGGATTTTAGCCAAAAAGAATTATAAATGATATGTTGTTTATTCTCAGCATCAATAATTTCAGGGTACGGATGAGAATTATGAATAAGGTGAAATACTGGTTTTCGATAAAGTTTAGCGGTGTGAATTGTCCACCTTGTATAATCCAAGTGGGTGAATACTACATCTGACCATCTCATTAGTCCTTCAATGACATTTGAATTCGGTGGGAATACATCAATACCATCGAAAACATAATTGTTGGTTATTTTGTAGTGGTTGGCTTGATGTAGTAATATTTTAATATGGTGTCCTTCTGATTGTAAGTGCTTTAGTATTCCATGCAACATATATTCAGCACCGCAATTGTGTTGAGGTGGGTATAAATGAATGGATGCGAGTATATTCATAGTATTTTATTTGCTGATGCGTTAAATATATCGGTATAATCAGCATAGTGATTCCAAAGTGGTGATTCATGTGGTTTTTGCCACGCAATCATAGGTGAAACGATGTAGCTTTTACCTCTTGGGTGTATATTATCCTTGAGCCAATCATCAAACATCTGTGTAGTGTCTTGGTACGCCTCACAGAGTGCTTTAGCGTTATTAAAGCATACTGCGTGAGTTGTCCATGCTCCAAACGTGCGGAATAGATTATCAGAATGCCTTTGTATTGGTGCAACAAGATTTGCTCCAAGATAGAGCATATCCCAATCACTTGGCATTTGATTTATTGCATCGTGCAAATGTGCTGAATCCTTCAAATAAACATCATCTTCAAAGAACCATAAAATACCATCACTTTGTGAAGTGATGTGCTGCATTGATAAGTTGAATGATGTTTTCGCATCATCATTCTTTATAGCGTAAAATATATCAGCATCAAAACCATGAGATAGTAGATGGTTGTATGCCCCTTCTGTTCTTGGTGAATCGTGTGTAGTTAGTAGTATAGTATTCATAAAAATAGGGGAAGGCTTTTACACCTCCCCCGTTATTTAGCAAGAAACAGGATTTAGATTGCTCCGTAAACTGCTGCGCTTGGTTGGAACTGAAGAAGTTCACAACGAGCCTCGCATCTGAAAGTGATGAGATTCTTGATGAAGTCATCTTGGTCGAACTCGGTTGACCTTACTGCAAGACCAGATTGTTGAGCAATGGCAAACTTTGTAGTATCCATTACATAAATCTTAGATGCAGTTACAAGGCTATGAGGAATAACAGGAACACCTGCGATACGAACATTACCATTGAGATCAATTGTCATTCCACCAGGTACAGAATAATCAGAACCTTTGGTTTTCAAAAGTCCTGCCCAACCTGCATGAGTTGTCAAAGCGAGGTTAGCAGTCCAATTGGATGCACCCAATTGAGCGAGGTAATCGATAAACTTCTCGGCAGTGTTAGCACCTGAAGAAGAACCTGCGGTAGCAGATGCAGCGATAGCGTTCAGATAGTAAGTATCTTCAGCCTTTTGGAAATCTTCGATAAGAGACTGCTGCAAGTAAGCTTGCAAGAAAGGCAAATCATCAATCATCTGACGGCTAACCTTGGCGTATCCTGCGATGAATGACAATGCAGTATTAACCACAGTTACGTCATAATCCACCTGAGCCTTAGCAGAATTTTCCGATTGTTTGCCAAACGAGCCTTCTCCCACGGGGGTATTACCACGTGGGAAAGATACTGAACCAGTGCTTACAGGGATGATGTTGAACACACTGCGGAGGTGCGGATTCACGAATGAACGCAAAGCAGGATTGTCAACATAAGATGTGTAAACAGAACCAGTCAGGTTGTTTGAAATGGTCATTGTGCCTACTGCTTTCAGGTCAAGGTCTGCTGAGAAACCCTTACCATTTGTACGTGCAGCATTTTTGATTTCGTTGTAACCTTTCTCTACAACATTAGCAATCTCAGCTTTGATAGCGTTGATATGCTCTGCGTAAGAGGTTGCAACCTTGCTCTCAGTCTTTGCATTGATTTTACCCAATGCTGCCTTTGCTTCAAGGGCATCTTTACGAGCCTCTTCCAAAGACTGATTGTTTTTTACCAATTGCTCATTGATTTGCTCAATGCGTGTTTCGAAGGCTTTAGCAGCCTTTTCGTTTTCTGCTGAAACGGCAGCTTTTTGCTCTGCCAACTTGGATGCAAGAGCATCCTCAAACTTTTTTAATTCTTCCATTGTTAAATGTTTTTTATTATGTTTATAAATGAGTCCACTGGCACTTTTATCTCTTTTCCCTGCTCTTGCTCTTTTTCAGTAGCAATCGTGGTACTCATTTTTTCAACCGCCTGTGCGAGTTGTCTGACTTTAATAAGACAAAGTTCAATCGTTTCATCAGTGACATCACTATCACGGATAAACTTCTCAAAATTACGAATAGTATTTTTATATTCGGTAATCTCAGTTATTGACTTCATATTCACAATTGGGGTAGCTTCATTTGCACCCCAAGCGGTGAGTGAAGAACCTTCAAAAAGCATCACCTCATGAATCTCATTCGCTTCAGCGTTCTTTTGCTCCCTTAATATTCTGAATCCTATTGAATGCTCTTTGATGAGGTCTGATTCAACCATCTTGATGAAGTCCTGACCAAGTTTGTGAGTACCTATCTTTGAACGATAGTACAAGCCGTATCCGTCTTCTTTTAGTTCAATAATTTTACCAAGTGGCTTACTCGGATCATGGTTCATAAGATGTTTTACTCTGCCCTTTGCCTCTGGCCCCCAGTCTTGGATGGAACGTTTAAATGCTCCTGGCATCATTATGTCACCATCGGAGTCCACATTTCCAAATGCGGAGAAATATCCTGTAACTATACCTTGTTTAGCATCAACATCCTTGATGTCGATTGACTGATGTTTATAATTGTATATCATACTTTTTTTATTGTCTATTTGATTTAACTTAGTTATTGCCCATTCAATCCCTGCATCACCACCCCAAGCATCCCACATGATACCACCGCATCCCTCATCATAAGGCACATCTTTATTCTGCTGATGCCTTTTAAAGGATGCCATCCTTGCTATTGTGTCACTTGAAACTCTTTCTCTCTTTGCTAACTGATTGGCTCTTGCCCATCCAACAGGAGTACCACAATCACTGCCATTCTCTTCCTTGTACTTTAATGCTCTCTTTGCATTATTAGTTGCAGCCTCTGGGTAATCGTTGTAGGTTTCTTCTTTGTACTCATTCTCTTCCTCTTCAAGATATTCAGCGTATGCCCTTGCTGCATTCGATTCAGATGTAAATACGCATTCACCATCTCCAATTCTCCAATTTCCGTTTTCGCACCTTGTTATCGGCATTATGATATAATTTGAGGTTCATTTAATCTTGGTTTCCTTAATAAACGACCATTGGCATCACGCTTGGGGATGAATCCAACCGTGCAACGGCAATTGATTGTGAATCCTGGAGGTGCAAATATTCCATTACTTTCATCACTTAATTGACCAGGCTGCATGATTACCACAGGCTCACCCTTTTTACCCGTGGAGGTGAACGGCTCTTCAAACGGAACTACCTTCCCATCCATCTGCACGTGGTCAAATTCATCTTCAGGGATTCTGCGTGTCCGCTTATCCCTTGCTGAAATCCATTCTTTATCTACATAAAATCCATGCGCCTCCGCTCCTTTCATTGCTCCTATGTTGCTTGAGCGCATTACCTCAGTTCTCACAATTCTCCTTGCCCTCATGGCTGAATATGCGAGGTTCTCATCAGAAAGGATTAGTTTCACAATCTCATCCACGCCTAAACCTTCTTCGATTCCTTTGGTCACGATGTCGTTCAGTTTCTTCTTAGTTGTTGAGGTAATATCAGCCACCAAGACAAATCCCTGCTTCATAAGAAACTCAAGTACCGCATCAGTCCACTCACGATTAAATCCAAAGGTTTCAGCCTTTTGGGATTCAATCCGCAATGCCCTATAAACACTATTGCCAAATAGTAAAACAGATTCTTTATAAAGTGATTCAAATATCTTTAGCATTTCCTTATCCCACAAATCCAAGCCAAGCCGTGAACGTGCAGCATCAATTCCGATGACTTCGATGTCACGAGCGAAACGCTTGAAAGTATTCCAAACAGATTGCTGAACCTGCTCAAAGTACTTTTTATCAAGACCTGCTCTGAGTCTCTCCGTTTTCATCCAGTATTCCTTCCTCTGCTTTGCGTTCATTTTCTAACTTTAGTTTATATGATGCCCGTAGCGCATCCATCATCCTCTTCTCTATCAAGCAATTACGTTCTGCCTGTGTCTTTGGGTATTTCTCATATACCATTTCCATTATTGTCATCTGGAACAGTTAAATCCATCATTGACATCTCAAGTGGCATCATGCCTCCGCTTACATATGATGATGCATAAGCACCGCCTTTCTCTTCATAACCCATCGCAGTCCTCTTCTCATCAAATGTCAGCCAATCGGCTTGTTTAAGCTGAGAAACCATCTTCTCCATGTCAGATTGGAGTTCTGGCAGTGCAGAGATATCGAAATCAATGTAAACGTTTTCACCGAACCTTGGAACGAGCCATGCGTTCAACTCATCACGTAACTCAGCACAAAGCGGTGCAATGGTGTTAGTAATAAGGTCACGCATACCATTGGTGTAGTTGTTATAGCTTGAGGTGTCAGTATCGAACAATACGATGGGCATACCAAATACCCGACACCATTGATGCAAAGTCATTTGCAGAGTCTTCACAAGTTCCATGTCAACCGATGACAAACCGAAATTGAGGTAGTTGTAAGGGTATTGCATCACTCCAACTGAACCTTTGTTATCCGTGCCGTTAATTCGCTCATTGATTGCACGTTGGATAATTGATGCCTGTTCGGGTGTCATCTGAGGGATATTGTTATTTACAGGCTGCGGAACAAGCGCACCCTTTGCACCACCATTTTGTGTCATCTTAGCTGATGCATCGGCTGCGTTGTTTGACATCCTCAAGAGTTTCCACGCTGAACGGAGTGGAGAAACACCTCTAAGGTGTGAACGAGTTACATCGTTAAAATCTGGGTTCCAAGATTTCCAATGGCATACATTTGCCTTTGGGATGTTGATACCTTGAGCAACCATGAGTTTATACCCCAATAACCCGTAAAGGTCATTCGGATCAGGGTAAATCTCAAGGAATTGAGTCGGCAATACGTTAAGTTCAAGGAATTTCCCATTCTCTATGTTACCATCGTTCCCATAGATGTTACCCTCACCGCTGAGAATTCTGTAACCGAATAAGTTCTGAAAGAACTGGTCTTGTGCCTGTTGTGGATTTGGTCGCTCCAATAACTTCGCCAACGGAGTTCCCGTTACCATATTTTCCTCATAGGCGTTCTTCCGCTCCATCAAGGCACGTTCAAACGCTCCCTTGTTGTGCAGACCTTTAGATAGTTGCTTATAACGCTCTAATGATGTTTTCGCCTTCTCACCTGGCTTCATCTTGTAGACGTACCAAGGGATTGACCCTGCTTTTCTCGCAAGGAATGTCACAATGGAGTAAACATCTGAATTGCCCATGTAACCATCATCAACATACGCCTGTTGATAGTATGGCTGAAGTACAACACCATTAACGGCTTGAACTTCACGCTGCGCTCCGATATTTGGATTAAGTCCTTTTTTCTTGAATATATCTAAAATACCCATATTGTTATATTATTCCCCAGGTTAATTGAGGAGCGTTTAATTTCGTGTATACACTATATCTAAGTCCGTCAATGGCGTGATCCATGAATTTCACAGGCTCATCCAATCTCTTACCATTCTTGTCAGTTTTCCACTTGTAGTTTTTAAGTTCCTTGATAAGATTGGCTGAAGTATCAAGCACAAAGAACGGCAAAGATTTTATCTTTTGTATCCCAACAAAGACATCTTTGTTTGATGGCTTTGCATTGAACCCATTACGCACAAGTTCCTCAATGGTCTTCGGCTCGGCAGAATCGCAAAATATCTCATCATAAGCTGAAATGCCGAGATTCTTAATCCTATCTACAAGATCATTGGTGGTTAGCTTAGTTTCATATAGCATCTCCTCTGCGTAAATCCCACCATCATAAAATACAACTTTAACCATTGCTGATGGGTTGTTAAAACCAAAGTCAAGTCCGTAAACCGTCTCACCTTCAGGCATCTTCGTTACTGGCCTCCAATGGGTATAAACTGTGTCATTCTGATTACCTTTCTGCCCTAATCCGTAGACAAGCCAGTAATTCTCATCAGCATCTTTGAGGCGTTCTATTTCAGCAACGAGTTCCTTCGGCAGAAATGGATTGTCTTTGTAAGTGGTGATAAAGAAATCAGCATCATCTCTTGGAATGACTTTATCGAACACCCAATGGTACTCATCCGATGGATTATAATCAAGAACGATTTTACCCTCCGTTCTCATGGTCAACTGCACCCATGCCTCATAAGACATTTCGGTACACTCGTTCATGAATAGGTAAGTTCTCTTCCTACCCCGTATTTTATGCGGTTGGTCAACGGAAACGAACTCAACCAGGTTTCCATTGAGATTGTAAGTCTGCTCGGTCTTATTGTGATTCGACTCATCGTAAATACCCATTTTCAGCAGGATTTCAATGAAATCCCTCAGAACCGACCCCTTGATACTCGGAAGTGACTGCCTCACAATCGAAAGCGTTTTACCCCTTTCTTGGAGGAGTTTTATGACAAACCACAGAATTATGTTGTACGTTTTACCGCTGCGTGATCCACCCTGCATCACAGTGATACGGGAATTCGAATCCTTGAGGATTTCGAATACTCTACTTGTTTGTATTTTCAGCGGTTGCCCCATTGATTATTTCTACAACTAATCCTGATAAATTTCCTTCGATTGTCTGCTCAACTTTCTTTACTGGTTCGCCCAAGTAGTATTTCACAAAGAGTTTAATGGCTTCCATATCCTTCTCCTTTATCTTTTCACCCCAAGCCTTGAAGGCATCAGGCTCGAAAACAGATAATTTCTCCATCTGCTCCTCTTCATCCATCCTCTTTTTTCGACCCGCTCCAGGTCTCTTCCCACCCCATCCTTTAACGTTGCTCATGATTATCAGTTTGTTTATTCAAGACTATTGCATGCATATCGTGTGTAAAGCCTTTTGAGTCCACTTCTTGCCTCTCAAATATCCTCAGCTTAACCCAACCATCATCTGACTGCAAAGTGTCTAAATACGCCTTAAAATCCTCTACAAAGACATTGAGCATTATGCTATTGTCTTTGGTGTTATGCCGTATGTAAAAACCTTTCTTTGCCATTTAAACAAAATTAATCAGATTTAGATATTTATGGCGAAATATTTTTTGTAGGGTAACTTGGGTAACTTGGGCAACTTCAAATGCGGTTCTATGAAGTGCTATAAAAATCACGCGTTATATATACTCTCTATAATATAATATTCTATAACCTTTTATAGGAATTTATCTTACCCAAGTTACCCTAATACGCTGAAAGCCTTATCTACATTGAGTTTGAGTAGGGTAACTTCGTCAATTTACAAGTTACCCGAAGTTGCCCAACCTACCCTATTTTGGCATAATTTGGTATTTTTGTACACCATTTTTCTTTTTTTGCTCATAGCCAACTTCTTTTAATACGATTCCAAGTTTCTTTGATCCTACTCTCAATTTCATTTTATCCATTATGATTGAGACTATTTCCGTATTTGTTAAATAGCTATAACCATCATGAATTGTTGGATTGTGAAACAATTTTTCCAAGCACTCTTCTTCAACTGATGGTTCAGAATTCCTTGCATGGGTATACTCTTTCATTAAGTCAATCATTTTATCAGTAAGCTGCGCTTCATAGCCTTTTTTGTGCATATCGTACAATTGACCAAAAAGCTGCTCTTTATCTATACTATTATATAGTTCATAATCAAATTTTCCAATAACCTCTAATACAAGTATTCTGCGATTGCCTGTAATATCATTAAGTATTTTAGTTTCATTGGTAGTGGCACAAAGGGATGCTATACGTTTCATTTTGACGTTTTGTCTGCCGTACGGCTCTCTGATATCAAAATGAGGTGCTGAAAGTAGCCTTTTAATTAGTTTAGCATCCTCTTTAGCCTTACCGCTATATTCATCATCAAGAATGAGTAATTTTTCGCACATGAGTATTTGGTCATCCTTACCATTATCCAATTGTGACAGACCAAAATACCTTGATAATTGCTTTGGTAGTAATTGCTTAAAAAATACTGATTTACCAGTGTTTTGCTTTCCTGCAAATATCAATTGTAAGATATTTGGATTGTCTATATATATTGATTCAATGATTCCCAAAAGCCATGATTGTACTGCAATAAGCCTATAATCAAAGTCACCAGTATCAGAGTTAATTGATTGAACCAATGGGGTTATCCTATCTTTCTCATCCCACTCAATTGAATCAAAGTATGTTTTTATTGGATTATATGTAGGTGTAAAATGACTGAATATTATACTCAAAAACATATCATTGGATAGCTTTTCAAATTTCTCTTTGGCTTCCAAAAATATAGTATTGAAATCTTCAATATTCATTTCATTACCATTCCATTCGTACTTTCTTGTAACCTCATTTTTCTTGATTTGATATCTGCGTAAAAACAATTTAACGGCTTCAATATCAAGTTTATTTGACTTCTTTTCTTCCTTTTTGGCTTGTTCGTATGCTTTAGTAACTAATGCATCATCAGGTATAACTCCCTCATCCTCAATCATTTTCTTTGCTTGGTCTAAACTCAATCCAGTAAGTTTTGCTACCTCAGCAACTTTCATCATTGTTTTTTCATCCTCGGTGTAAACTTCAATTCCTTGGAATAGAGCCTCGCTATAAAATGATTTTATTGTTGCTATTTTTTCTCTTCCTGCTGCATTTCTGCAACATAAATCATACTGTTCAGTACATTCTTGATCTGTGTATTGATCTGAATATTTACTTATTGCCATAAAAAATGGCAATCCATTTTCACCATATTGATGAGCAATTGCAAATCCTAATTTTACCCATGTAACATAATTTCCAGTTATGTCCTTTTCGGCTTTTTCTATATTGTTTAAAACAAATCCAAACCTGGCATCTGAGTGTGGTATCCTTTCCTCATTATTTACTTTATTTTCTTGTATATATGTTTTAAATACTTTGGATTTTTCATTTACAAATAAGTGTGGGTCAAATGAAACATACCTAATCCTTGAAATGTTTTTGCAGGTAGGGTCAATATTTACTCTATATTTATCCCAATAATATTGACCAAGTCCATTAAATGACTCAAGGTGTTTTTTACCATCAATTTTTACGATTGCACAAACACCAGTATGAGAAACGGATTTAAAAACTGCAAAAGTATAGGGATCAGATTTTAATTGTGATACCAAACCATTGACATTTTCAATATGGTCAAAGTCTATCCCAATCAAATTTGAATGCTCAATAAGTGTTTTATCTGCTCTCCCTTTGTCAAACCTACCAGAAATGGTGTAATTGGGTAGGTGTTTTTTTAATTCCCTGCGTTTCTTTTCATCAGGTTCATTCATAATAGGTAGGCATTCATCCTGCCACCTTCCTGTTTTTATACCCGATAAAATTGCTGAAATATCTTCTGTGACAATTGATTGGACATCAAATCCATTGCGATATGTTGAAATAAGCATAAGATAAAATTGGATGGTGAAATTAATCTATATTAAAATGTATCAAGGCATCAAAGTATAAGTCATGCATAAATGTAGCAATAGAAGTACCAGTAAAAACATCATTGTCTGATATGTAGCAAATTTTACTATGAGGTAAATTAAATAATATTAAATTATGTAAAACTCCATTTACTTCTATGTGATAGTAAATAATCTTTGTAGTTATGACTTTACATAATTTGTACAATTTTTTCTTTAATTTCTTATCGTCATAAATTGTACGTGAAAAATCACCATTAATAATTTCTAATTTATATAACTCCATAAAATAAAAAAACCTGAAGGTTTGACACTGGTGAGATCGAATGAACTTACATTCGGCAGTATCGCCCCTTCAGGCTTTAAAATGATTTTCTGATTAATGTCACGATCTCACCTGCGACATTTACATCACAAATTTACAATTTTATCATAAAGTTCCAAAAACTCATCAGCAGTCCTGATGAATTCATAAATACCGCCTGCTTTACGTTCCCTTTCCTGCTCTTGCAATTGTTCGGGTCGTGCCTTATCAGCACCGCATTTTATTTCTATCATGACTGATCTGCCTTTAATGGTAGCTGAAATATCTGCCGTGCCTTTCCTCGTACTTGACGGAATCCACTTGCCTTTTACAACTCTTCCTTGAACATTCACCCTTGTGGCTCTATGACCTTTCCAGAATAAAAAGTTTGTGATATACTTCGTTAAACCATTTGCCTTGCTGATAGTCGGCATAGGTGGAGGTGAGTAAAGATTATCTTTCCAAGCGTTTGGATATTGCTCTTTAAACCAATCGTAATGGGTTTCGTTATATCGTATTTTGCTCATAAGTTAAAGTTTTAAAAATTCCCCGATGTAGACACACCAGGGGTAAATCACAGATTGAACATTAGAAAGGTAAGTCCTGCATTATAGGTGCTGCGCTATTGGATTTTTCAACGGGTTTTAAATTGCCAATATAGGTCTTTTTGGTCTTCGCCTCTCTTTCTTCCTTAGATTGACGGATTGAGATTGACCCAGTGTTTCCGTAGTTATCGGCTTGGTCATTTATCCAAATGTCAACGGATAGGTAAAGTTTGCCGTTCTTGGCTTGTGTTAGCTTTGACTTGTCAATGTCTGAAACGCAGATGCTGCCTGTAAATAACTGACTCATAATTATTGGTTTTAATAAATTTCTTTAGGAACTCCGAAACGTGATATCTGATCTTCCCACCATGAATGGTCTTTGGGTATCATCTTTTTCTCAACCCTTGCATTCTTTGGGTCAATTCTGATTATCATACCCAAATCAGACATAGTAGCTGCCATGTAGCCGTTGACTTGCCTATCATAACCGAAATATGGCACGGAGTTGCGTAAAGGTACTTCAGATACCTTCAAATCTAATACTATTTTACCCGTTCTTACCATGTCAACCCTTCCCTTGTAAGGCATTATAAGACCGTTATTTTCGAACTCAGCGTAAACCGATAACTCAGTATCCAAGAACGGTAATAAACCGCCTAATTCTGCCCGTACTGCGTTTGCAAGTGGCACTACGATATCCCGATTCTCATGATTGTAATTCTCAGGTTCAAGAAGGTATTCATGCACCGCAGTACCGAGTCGCATCTTTGCTGATGGTATGAATGCTGCTCCTTTGGTTATACCACTATAAGAGTATCCCTTCATGGTGTTATATGCCTCGAAGTTATTGCGGTAATACTGTATGTTACTTACTTGCATATCTCCTCAGTTTGAAGGTTATGCAATTCAGCACCAGACTTTGCCAAGGCTTCAGCCATTTGAGCAAGTGTGAGTTTACTCCAAGATTTCACACGTAACTTGTCAACGGGGAATACACGTATAAAATTCACAATCACCGCCTTTGCCCATGCCTCAGATTCGACTACTATGATTTTAACCTCACGCTTAATGCGTGGAGTTTCAAGTGTAATAGTCTCAGCCTGAGCAATCAGCGTATTTGTAGCCGTCTCAATGGCTATTTCTTGAGCGATTTCAGCCTCTCTCTCCGCAGCCTGTTTTTCAAGAGCCTTAATTGCTACATCGGCATTAGCTAAATCCATCTCATAGTTAATCCACTTCTTTTCTGCCTCAGATTGGTAACGCATCAAATCCATTTTAGGATCATACTTCTCAATGGACTGAAATATCTGCAATGCCCTTTCATCGGAGACAAGTGTCCGCTGAAATTTAGTCATCTCAGGTACCTCAAATAATGATAGTATCCGTTTCATGTCTGCAATCATTGCAGGAATCTTCTCAACGGGAACACGATTGGCAAGGCAGTTCCGATATGAGGCATCAATCCCTTTCTGATAGTTCAGCCGATTCTCCGCAGCTATACGGAAATACTCATTTGTGATGTGATTACGGAGTGCAGCTTCTTCATTAATTAGTGCTTGAGCCTGTAAAGTTTCCTGTTCTTGCTTCTTACGCATCTCAAGTTCAACCACGGCAGCAGCATTAATGACATTCTGCATACGTTTCTCATATTCCATTGCAGGAGTAATGAGTTTATCAGTAATCATTCCCGTGAATGCCATGCGTTTATCTTTGGCAGATGCCATGATGGATTTTGCAGATTTGAGGTTGTCGGTGGTAATTTCCTCAAGAGAAGACTGAACTTGAAGTTCAGCCTTTTGGAGTTCATCGAATAGGGTGTTTTTCATGTCTGCCATACGCAGCCACCCATTTTGTTGTGTAGTCAGTTCCATAAGTGATTTATTATTACTGCCCATATAGCAGCCGTTAATAATGTTATTAATATCCAAATGAGTCGGAATTTCCAACGTTTCATAGAATGATATTATTGGAATTCGCTGCCTCAAGTTCAGAACGTTGGTCAGGTGTCATCTCTACATTCTCCACTGCCCAATCATAGTTTTTACCACCCTTTACGGACTCAATGAGTTTTGCCCATTGCTCTTCATCAAGAATGCGCTTGGGTGTTTGAATCGGATGCTCAGGCTCTTGCATCTCCTCAGGAACGTACACTGGCCCTTCATAGATATCTGGGCAGTACCAACGCACTCCATTTGACATGGCACGAGCAAAAAGCATATTACGTGGGAATCGGTCAAGGTTCTTAGTTCCTGCCTTCTTCGCATCTTCGATGGTAAATGTACTCACCCCGATTGACTGCCCATTCTCGGTGAATTCTACTGTGCAGATGGTGTCTGACATCTCAGTAACACGATAATTGTACTTGCCACTCGCTTTGACACGTGATGCCATGAGTCCTGCTCCTATGCTTGGCTTACCTTGGATAATGTGGATGCCCGACATAGCTTGGAATGGACTAATGCCCATTTCAGCACCTGCCATGATTTTAACTACTGCTTGTGATGCTGATTTAATGTCTGCGAACATACCTGATTTATGGAATGTTTCGCCTAATGAGAGAGCGTCTTGCGCACGAATGAGTTCCTGTTTCATTGCTGCTTTTTTAGTTATTAATTAATAATGTACGTACTGCCTTGCTGAGATTCCCGTATTTCTCATTTATAATACGTTTCTCATCAGCGGTGAGATAAGCCGTAACGATTAACTTACGCTGATCTTCTGGGAGTTTCTTCCTACCAGGTTTCTGTCTTTGTTTTTCTTCCATGTGTTAAATATGTTTGGTGAACTGCAAATATAGTAAAAAATAAATATAAAAAATATTTTTTTATTTGACAATAAAGGAATAGTTTTGAGTTATAAATCACAACACAATGAACACACAAAATTGGTACAAAAATCAAGACATCAGCAAGATTTCAAATTGCATCGAAGCACAGCATTATATTAGAGAATTATGCAAAGAAATTAATGGTGAGTACAATTCTGAATGGTGCAAAAATTACTTTACAACTAATTTCCCAAGGCTTACAAAATGTCAAATGGGAAGAATCCTTTTAGGCTTACAGAAAGGAAATAAAGGTCAGTATTATTACGTACCAAATCCATTCTAATTAAACCACGGGGCGAGGCATCCTACACCTCATTAACCATGAACCTAACAATCTACGAACTGCTTACAATCAAACGGCTCATTGATGAGAAAATCAAGTTATATGAGTCATTCTTGGACAATGGTCAATTAGATAGCTTTTTTCAAATCCAAATCACAGATTTACAAACCTTAAAAACCAAAGTAAATGAAAGAGTTGAAACAGTTTTATGCTGAAAACAAAGTAGCCATTTGGGTATCTATTGTATGGATTTTATTAGCTATTTTAGGCAGAGTAACCCAAAATGACCCTCATATATGGTAAGCCCTTATGTCCTACCTGGCATCCGTGAATCAGCACGATTAAATACATCTGAATACGTAATTCAAAGGGTTTTGACCTACTTTAATTGCGACATTAAGACTTTGCGTGTACGGAGGCGAGATAGGGAAATAGTTGTTATCCGTTCCATATTGGCTTATTATCTTTATTACAGATGCCATTGGAAGCTGAAAGATATCGGTATATTCTTCTCCCCAGGTATCAAGCACCACACAACAGTCATCCATGCACTTCGTGGTGTTGAAGATCAGCTATCTTTAAAGAATGACAACGAGATTTCCATGCACATGAAAAACATCGGGTTATGAAACTGATTCGCACATTTTGGATTAAGTGTAAATCCTGCCGTAAATACTATACCATTTCTGCCACAACTAAAACACAATCATTATGTCCACATTGCTTAAAACTGAACTTAAAATGAAAAAATTAATTCTTCAACATATGCCTCATAAAGTTAAAGTTTATGATGTTGAAAAAAAGCAATTAATAAAAGAATACAGTACAATGAAACAGGCTGCTGAGGAACTTGGAGTTAAGAATGTTCATTTCTACAGGAAATCTAAGTGTAAATGTTACAAAAACAATTTAGGTATTACAATTTGTTTCAGATAAAAAATATCAAAATGACACCAAAAGAAAAAGCAGAACAGATTTACATTTATATGAATCTGTCATTCAACGCAGCCGAATCAGCTATCTGCCTACTGCATCAGCATAGTGTAGACAAATCCTATTGGGAAGATGTCTGGGAAGCATTACTCGACACTCATGGGTGCAGATGGCAGCAGATTGAGTTCGAACACCAGAGGCAGCATTATATTCAAGCGTGTACATTATGAGTGTCAAAGATAAATATCAAGTAAAAAGTATTGATAATTATATTACACATGATTGGTTGTTGCATAAGCATTATGCTAAAAGGATACCAAGTATATCTTATGCTTTTGGTTTATTTTATAATAATATATTAGTTGGTTGCTTAACAATAGGTAAACCTGCAAGTTACACACTATGTGAAGGCATTTTAGGAAAAGAACATAAGCATATTGTTTATGAATTGAACAGATTAGTAGTGGAAGAAAATTTAGATAAAAATGCTTTATCTTATTTTGTTTCAAACGTATTGAAAATATTGCCTAAACCAATGTGTATTGTTTCCTATGCTGACAAAAATCAGAACCACTACGGGTATATATATCAAGCTACAAATTGGATTTATACAGGACTAAGTTCAATAGAGAAAATATATTATTTACAAAATGGCGAAATTGTAAAAACGAGAAGACATATTGATAAAAAAGGTATAGTAATTAAAACGGAGAAACAATTACCGAAATTTAGATATGTTTATATAATAGCAAACAAAAAAGAGAAAAAAATATATTTATTAAATCTAAAATATAAAATTCACTCATACCCTAAAGGAGAAAATAAAAGATACGATGCAAGTTATAACCCTACTATACAAACACAACTATTCTAAATGAAAACCTGTACAAAGTGTAAAAAAGATAAGCCGTTGACTGAATTCTGCGTAAAAGCCTATTTTAAAGGTGGGTACAATTCACAATGTAAGCAATGTCAGCGTGTAGACAGAAATGGGAAAGCCAAGCCAAAAAGACCTCATAAGGAAGGGCAGAAACAATGTGCAGGGTGTATGGAGATGAAGGACTATGGAGCATTCCCACGCAGCAGGTCAACAAAAGATGGATATGTTCACAAGTGTAAGGCTTGTTACACGACTACAAAGAAGGCGAATATGGAGATTAATTATGCGGCTTTTTATTATCCAGTACAACTTGATTAAAACAAATAACATGGCACAGACAGAAAAATTAAATAATTTAAGAAAATGTAGGATAAGAGTAAATATTAGACAAGAAACATACAATGAAGTATATTATTTTCATAAATGGATTGAATCAGGTGAGACACAAAGACATCCAGAAGACCCACAAAAAGATACAACATATGTAGCAACTTATGCTTTGATTGAAGATGTAGAATCAGGTGAATGTGAATATGCTGAACCAAATCGTATAATATTTATATAAAAATCAATAACATGTACACCTACAAAGCAAAACTAAACAGAGTCGTAGACGGTGACACGGTCAATTTAACGATTGATCTTGGATTCAGACTGACCTACACCGCTAATTGCAGACTCGCAGGGATTAATGCGCCTGAAATGAATACGGAGGAAGGGAAGACCGCAAAGGTTGCGCTGATGCAGATGCTATCACCTGAGTTTACAATTGAGTCCACAGGACTTGATAAGTATGGGAGGCCAGTCGTAAGGATAGGTAGCATCAACGACAAAATGGTATCAGATGGATATGCGCAACGTTACGATAAGTAATAGTGTAAAACACTACATGGAGGCAAAATTAAACCGATATAACGTACTATGGCGTTATAAAGATGGCTTAAAATTCCGATACAAGGATCAATGGATTAATGAAGAGCATTTCGATTGCTACTTTCCTAAAGTTGAGTTCCGCAGATTCCCTGAGAATCCTAATAAGGAATATATTTTGTAGAGTTACCAGACTTTACGGCTTTGAGAACTTGTTTGCGATTTCCTGCACCAACATAGGAAACATGAACCCAATCAGGATTTTTGTCAGTTCCAAATTCCCATATTAATTGGTCAAAGTTTAGATTGGCTTTTATGAAGTCAAATACCATCCTATTGGTAACGCCTGTGCCTCTGCCGTCTTGATCTAAATCCATAGCAAAAGCCATACAATGATGTGATGTCAAACTACCACCAACGGCAGTATTGAGTGCCTCGCTTCGATAACCAGATGAAAGGTATATAGGCTTACCGAAATGTACACGTATCGGCTCAAATATCTTTGCAGCAAGTATTTTGGCATTCTCCAAATGAGCAGGAGTCATTTCATTGCTGATTTGTTTGCGTTTAGCAGTATCACTTTTTATGTACTCTGCTACGGATAAATGTGCTGAAAGTTGCATATTATTTTTCGTTTATGTATTTTAAATGAAGTGTATCAATCCTATTTAGTCTGGTTTCGTGTGTTTCTACTTTTTCGATTAATAAAGTATCTGTTTTAACTTCATCAGACTTATAAAAAGTAAATAAGAAACCCAAAGAAACCACTACTATGATTAACACTACGACAATTAAAACGTAATCAAACCACCCAAGCTTTTCAGTTGTCATCTCTTCCACCCGTTATGTTTTTCATTGATGCTGCCATTGCTCCAAACAAAACTGATACAAATGCTATCAACAATTCACGATTTGACTCAGGCATTTCACGTTCCATCAGCATTATAAATATATATAATGCAAGTCCTATAATCAGGAATGACCCTAAAAATGACAATATCTGTTGTACTTTATTATTCATCTCAATTTAAATAATAATAAGAAAAATAGTAACGAACCACCACCCATTAAGAACATTATCTTTTTCAGACCTTTCTGGTCTTTTAACGCAGCGGATAGCTTAGTTTCTGTGTCTTGTAAGTGTCTTCGTAATACTTTAACCTGTGCAGAATCAATAACCACGGATTTAATACTATCTCTAATTGTGCGTGTCTTGGTTACAGTGTGAAATTTTGTTTCCCATAGATAGGTAGTATCATTCACAATAGTTGTGTCAACTAATACCAATGTAGTAGTATCGTGAACTTCAAGAGTATCACTGCTATGAATGTAAGTAGTATCATTTAAGCAGTAGCCACGCTTAATGACTTCATCAGCTACTTTAGCAAAAGAAGGTGCATCCCGCAGAACGAATCGAACAGGATTGCACCCTATCAGAACCATAACTACAATCAACAAACTATTTTTCACCCACAAGGAATTTATCCTGAGAATTCGTGAAAAGGTTTTTAAGAAGGTACGCTCCTGCGGCTTTTAAGCCGAATAAGGCATCAGATTTCAAAGCATCAAGCGAAGGCAGTTCACCTGCATCAAGGGCAGCCAATGTGCCTGTAAGCGCAGCAGAAAGAAAGGCAACGATTAAACCATTAATGGCATCACGTTTGTTTAGACTGAATAAACCACTCATAATAGATATTTTTGAATTATTAAAAGAATTACTGCTCCTGCTATACCCATAACCCACCATATCGTTTTAGAGATGCCACGTTTCCAATTCTCAAGACCTGATACCCTACCATTTGTTTTGGTAGTCTGAATGAGTATTTTATCCAATTTCTCATCAAACTTGGAATCAATTGCCTCAAGCCTATCTATTATGAACTGCATCTCACTCATTGTCTTCTGCGAATTTTACACCTGTTACGAAATCTTTTAAATATAAATGTTCTTCAAGTCCTTTTGTGTTTATTACCTCAATGAGATCATAATAAAACTCCTTATTAAGCAAGTCCTTAATCTCTTTATACATCTTTCTCTGACCATCCTTATTGTACTTATACCCACCTTTATCATCTAAAATCAGCGCACCATTATCTTCAGTCATTGCATTCTCAAGGCGGATATCGTTTAGTAATTCCTCGTAATTTTCATAGTACTCCTTCAATTTCCCATGAATTTTGAGAAGTTTCTTCTGTGTCTTAGTTTCTTGGTTTCCGATATTGTGAACCAATTGCTGCATAGTTTCAATCAAATCTTTGTAAGTCATAGTTTAAGTTTTAACAAATTTAAGAATTAAAAAGTAATCCAACTTGTTCCGTTATAATAACGCATATTATTTGCGGAACTATTATAATACATTGTTCCTGCTGTGGGTGATAATGGGTTTGATGTCCTACCTATGAACCTAACTGCTCCATTATTTAAAAACACAAACATGTCCGCAGGAGCAATCGTGTTATCAGGTGCCGTCTGAACAAAGATATCAGTTCCTGCTGAAGTGGAGTTCCAATTCTGCGATGCTCTGAAATCCATTCCTGCCGATTGCGTGTATGTTGACCCCGTAGTTATTGCATAGGAATCAATTATCCCTATTGATGTACCGCTCGTTGGGGTTTGGTTACTCCTCATCAGAATAGCCGATGCCTGACCCGATGCGGACTGCATACCGATATCCCCGATTAGGTTCAGACCCGTAACGTATGATGATGCAGAATTAAGCAGGAAATTAGTGCCATTATCTACTATCCGTGAGTTACCCACCGCAATACCCGTGGAATCGAACTTAGCAAGGTAATCCTGCGTACCAGAGATACCTCCTGGTGTGGCAGTTGTGATTATGTAACCACCGCTTGTAAATGCTAAATAACCTGCTGCAATGCCCGTAAAAGACAATGATGATGTATATGCATTCAGTCTTAATCTGCCGTTATTCTCCATCCTAAACCTCTCAGACATGGTTACTGATGATCCTACTGTTACAGTCTGTGCTGCGCCTGTATAAATGCTTACATTTTCACCAAGAACCATTGATGACCTCGGAAAGTCAGTCAATCCCGTAGCCGATAGGAATGCCGTTGATGATGATGTGGAAGGCGTAACACAATACCCAAGCATTAGATTTCCACCTGAGTACATCGTACCAATGTTTCCAAGATGACCTGTTGAATAGTTATCTTGGAGCATTATCGAACCATTCGGTGCAGATGTATTACCAGCAACTAACTTATTACTCCCGAAATTAGCCTCACCGCTTACAAATGAAAGTGGACTATCAAGGATATTCGTTGATGATGTCCAAATTGGTACAAAATTAGCCGTACCATTACCCGTGAGTAATGATGCCGTAAAAAACTCATAAGCAGTATTCGCTACATTCCTTCTAAGCAGTTGACCCGATGTACCTGCAACACCAGTGACGGCTGAAGTGCCATTTCCTATCAGAACTCCAGTGAGCGTACTCGCTCCAGTTCCTCCACGACCAACGGCAAGTTGACCTGTCCAACCAAGTGTAAGGCTTACAGGCTGAAGTAATGCCGATGCAGGAGTACCACCTAATGAGATTGTAACATTGGTATCATCCGATTTAGTCAGTTCACTTCCTGCAATATCTCCGCCTTGTAGCGTTCTAAACTCGTATGCAGTATTAGCCGTATTCCGTCTAAGCAATTGCCCTGCCGTTCCTGCCACCGCAGTCATGTTAGACGTACCATTGCCAATGACTACTCCCGTTAACGTAGCTGCTCCTGTACCACCCCTACCAACTGCCAACTGCCCCGTCCAACCCATTGTGAGCGAGACGGCATTAATCAGAGAACCCGTTGGAGTACCTCCAAGAGTTATTTGGATGTTGGTGTCGTTTGAACTTGTTAAGTTAGCACCGCTAAAAAACTCATAAGCAGTATTTCCTGCATTCCTTCTTAACAATTGCGATGCCGTACCCGCTACTCCCGTAAATGCAGATGTGCCGTTGCCGATTAATACACCTGTGAGTGTTGATGCCCCTGACCCACCTCTTCCGACTGCAAGAGTACCAGTCCATCCAAATGTTAATGATACTGCTCTAAGCAACGAAGTAGCAGGAGTGCCACCTAATGTACAAGTTACGTTGGTG